GTACCCTCACAGTTCAGACCGCAGACGGAATTGTGGCAGGAATGCAACTACGGATTTACGACGGAGCGAGCAGCGAGCGCGTAACAGTCGCAAGCACTTACACCTATGGTTCTACAACGGTGCCATTAACGGCTCCGCTGGCCTATACGCACGCAAACACAGTCTCCATGGGTAATTTACCGCAAGCGATTAAAGAAGCTTGTGTATTGATTACTACGGCCTTTATCAAGGTACGCGGAGACAACTCGCTAACAATGAATGTAACGACACAGCCAAATGGCAATGTAAACGGAGCAACAAGGTACGGCAGCGAAATGGCGATTGCTCTTGACATGCTTGGCCTCTACCGACGGATGCGCTAATGGCAGGACGCACCGGCGTACGCGCTACCTTATACAACTGGTTAAGCACAGGAAACATTACCGGACTCAATCAGGTCTTTACAAGCTTCCCGAAGCGCATTAACTACCAAGTCAATTCCCAAGCCGGACAGTTAAGCAGAGCAGCGGTAGTTATCTTTATACAGAGCGAGCGCGAAAACCGCCTAGCAATCGGAGGAGCAACTAACGGCTGGAAGAGAGTAGATTACTCAGTCATCTTGCAGGTGTACCAGCACTCAATGGAGCGCAACGCGGAAGCAGCAATGACAGCGTTCGACACACTTATAGACTCAATCAAGGCACGCCTAAGAGCAGACCACAATTTCGGCGACGCGACAGGCACGCTAGTTTGGCAGGGAGCAGAACCGGCAATCAACACTCTTTACGGAGAGCCGGCAACAAGCGAAGGCGGTGCGACGGAGACCTTCGCTGAGATACAATTCGACGTAACAGAAATGATTCAAGCATAGGAGCAGCATGATAATCAAAAATGAAGGTCACGACGAGCGTGTCTATCCTACGCTTGGCGTAACTCTAAAAGCCGGAGAGTCTTACGACGACGCGAAAGCAAAAGTAACCGCAACATCAACCGAAACAACAGCACCGTCAGCCGCGTCTGACTCAACCGTAAAAGAGGTGAAGTAATGTCAGTACAACAATCCGTACGCTCGTACCTTGGTATCGCTAAAGAAGTTACCAAAGGCACAGCAGTAACTCCAACAGATTTCATTCCCGTAATGAAGGACAGCATTAAGCCTGCCGACATTATCGACCCGCTCTACGACACAGGATTGCGTGGCTCAAATGTAGTGAACTACAACTACATTCCCGGACGCACTCGTTCAACTTTCGACTTCGGCGGCGCAGTATTCGCTGACACAGTCGGCTACTCACTAGCAGGGTTGTTGGGGTCTGTGGCTACAACAGGAGCTTCTGCACCTTACACTCACACAATTTCATTGAAAAACAGCGCAGTTGCAGCAGCAGATGACCAGCCAATTTCATACACATTGACTGACTTCTACGCAGCAGCAGTACGCGCATACCCGGGCTGCCAATTCTCAGATTTCTCATTGAAGTTCAGCGCAGACGGATTACTTCAGTACGACGCAAAGACAACAGGATTTCTTTCAGCGGCAGCGGCAACACCGACACCATCATTCTCAACTGTTTTGCCTACACCTGTTTGGCAAGGAACTGTCAGCATTGGCGGGTCTGCTGTCTCAACATCAATGGACGGCAGCATTGAAATGAAGCGCGCTGTGACACCTGTTTACGGTATCTCACAAACGCAAGACCCTTTCAGCGTGTTCCTCGGTCCACTAGAGACAACAGGCAAAATCACCTTCATCATGGAGGACAACACAGAATTAACTCGCTACTTGACTAACACTCAGCCGGCGATTGTTCTCAACTGGGCATACGGCGCAGGAGCAGCAGCAGTTCAGATTCAAGCAACAATCACAAAGGGTGCTTACACAGCAGCGGTGATTGAGCGCGGTCAAGACTTCGTGCAGGTTTCTGTGGACATTAACGCCATGGGTAATACAACTGACGCAGGTTCAACAGCCGGTTTCAGCAACATCAAGTGGGTACTCCAGAACGCAAAGCCTTCCGGTACTTACGCATAAATAGTTCCAAGCATCGGGGTGTTAGGTTGATTGCGAACGCCTTCCCGCAATCCCGCACCCCGATGCTCTATCTAGTACGATTACAGGAAGGCAAACAAACATGGAGGCAAAAATGTCAAAGAAAATCACACTACCAACAGGCGCAACAGTAACTCTCAAAGACCCTTCAACCCTGCGCGTTAAAGACCGCAAGAAGGTAATGAAGACAGCAGATACAGCCGAAGGCGGAGACCTATCAAAAGCGTTAGCACTCGGT